AAAAAACATATGGCTGCCTAGACTTCGGGCCCACACAGTCTTTCCCATTCTAGTCGGTCCGAACAAAACCAGGGATTTTCGTCTGCCTAGTATCAGCAATCAGCATAATAATTACAAAAGGGCTCGCATGGCACCATGCGACCCGTAGCGAAGCGCAGGCAGCAGCGTGGGGGTGAGAGACCAACCCCGCCGGGCGCAGCCCACTATATTCTGTCACGTACCTCTGGATCCTCCAAACAAAACGTCACTTCTCCACTCTTCGAGAGATTCATAATCGGTAAGGTCAAATACTCCATCGGGTGAAGAGTAGGGTATCGGCTCAGGTCGAAATCTCCACTCAACGAACTTTGACAGGGCTGGGAAATTGCACACCATAGACTTAGGATCCAACTCCTCGCAAAGTCTCCAAAATTCCTCAACAGATTCAGCAGCTGTGATTTCTGCCCACGCATCCTCAGCTCGAGTAGCGCCTCTTCTGCCGCTAACTCCGCTCGGCCGTTCGAGACCTCCAGCGACAACTTCGCCATCCTTAATCGCATAATCGTAGCCTCCAACCGCATTCTTTCGACTTGGCTCAACATTCGGGTGGTAACCGTCGACATCGAAAACATCAACCTTTCGACTGCGAAAGCGCCGTTCGAAGCTGCAAAACACATGGAGGTGAAATCCGTCACCCGTTGGGTAATGCTCGCGTGCGACAATGCATTCAGCTCCAAGGTTTCCAAGCACCTCAACAATTCTGTAGGGGTCCAGCGGTTGCCTGCCATCGCGTCCTTCAGAGTGAGCGTAAGTCAGTAAAAAATGCTGCGCGCAAAAATGAATGCTTGGCATGAGTGTGTCCTCGAAGTCCTGTTGAAAAGTAATATTATACAACAGGACACAGGACACAGGTAGGACTATAAGTACACCGGAGTTCCTCAACAAAACTGAGACATTTTTCCAACAAATGTCTCAATCCAATGGGCGTAAAGTATCTTACGCACTACCGAAAGTGGTACAGCCCCAGGAGGCGGAGCCGTCAGCCAATCCGGAAGCGACCTTCACCACGGCGAAGAAGCTATGGCAAAAAGAGGTCTGGTGGAAAACGCACGAGCAACAAAAGGATCCTCAATCTCACGTCGATCAAAAAACGTGACACGATGCTGGCCTTTTATCAAAATGCCTCAACGGTCAACCCACAACCCGGTGGGTACACGCTCCAGGGAACTGGAGGTGGCAATGGTGGTAACACTACCATCCTTCTCTGGTGTGCCACGGCCAGAGACAATACAGTCGGTACTGGTGGTGCGCTCGGCAACCGGTTTACCCCATCCACTCGCACAGCAACTACATGCTACATGCGAGGTCTAAGCGAGAACATTGAGCTCTCAACAAATTCAGGCGTCCCATGGCAGTGGAGACGCATATGCTTTACCTATCGAGACCCCGGCTCGATATCCGCTACACAGAGTTTTTTCAACGAATCAACAACTGGGTACAGCAGACTGCTGTACAACACAACGTCTGGATCTTCGCCAGACAACGCGAACCTCAACAACCTTCGAGGTTTGCTCTTCAGGGGAGAACTCAACACTGATTGGAGCAGTTATCTTACTGCCCCCACAGACAACACACGTGTCACCATAAAAATGGACAAGACGCGTACTGTCTCATCCGGTAACGCAAGCGGCAAGCTAGTCAACCAGAAGATGTGGATGCCAATGAACAAGAACTTGGTTTACGATGACGATGAAAACGGTGGAAGCGAGACAGCAAGGTACCTTAGCGTCGGAGGCAAGGCCGGAATGGGCGACTACTACGTCGTTGACATATTTCTAGCCGGCATTGGTGCCACTAGCAGTGATAACTTGTTATTTAACCCTCAGGCTACTCTGTATTGGCATGAAAAATAGGAGACGTAATCTCCACAAAAATACAATTTCCCTCCAACCACTCAACATCTGCAATGTCAAGCCCAGAACGTGGATCCACGTTAGAGCACCAGATGCATGGTCTCCCCCAATTAAACAGCGCAGGCTCCTTGTAAAGCACCTTCAGCTGAAACTGCATCTGACAACCCAACCAATCCTTAAATCGTGGGAAGAACTTGATACCTCCCGCAATGTCATCTAAGACAGCATAATCAGCCTCGGGGTTGCCTAGTGCCTCACCGGCACTAAACAACCCTCCAAAAAACATATGGCTGCCTAGACTTCGGGCCCACACAGTCTTTCCCATTCTAGTCGGTCCGAACAAAACCAGGGATTTTCGTCTGCCTAGTATCAGCAATCAGCATAATAATTACAAAAGGGCTCGC